CAATATAAGGGCTCTCTGTGCCCCGAGGGACGACATGTTTACTTTTTTAATATCGAAGGACGTTTAAAAAAGAGAGACTTAGAGGGCATCGCAGGGCTCGATTTGGAGAGATTCCATGTAATCGGCTCAGAGCCCGGAAAAATCCTCACAGCAGAGAATTATCTATCCATCGCAGAAAGAACCATCAATGAGGTTCCCGGAAGTGTTGTTATTCTGGACTCTTATTCTGCGTTATGTACTGAGGCTGAAATCACATCCTCTATGGACAAAATGCAACGTGCTGACGGAGCTAAGCTACTAGCCAAGTTCTGCCGCAAAGTTGCCAACGTTGTCCCTGTTAACAAAAACATTGTAATCGGTATTACTCACCTGATGGGCAACCCAACAGGATACGGTGCTGAGTTCAAAGAGAAGTCTGGTCAGGCTGTTGCTTACCAAGTAGACGTTAAGCTTCGTGCTAAACGATTTGCTCCGTGGGAAATCACGGGTACACAGATTGGGCAGACAATCGACTGGCAGATTGTTACATCCGCTCTAGGCCCTCCGGGGGGTAAGATTACAAGTTACCTGAGATACGGTGAAGGTATTGATGAAGAAACGGAACTCGTTATTCTTGCTACCGACTTGGGTATTATTCACAAAGCTGGTGCTTGGTTTACCTTTACTTTCATTGAAGGCGACGAACCACCTAAGTTTCAGGGTGCCGAGAAGTGTCGAATTGCACTGATGGAAAACCCAGAATACAAACAGAAGCTTTATGAACAAGTTAGCATGATGTTAGGTCTATGAGAAATATAGTTGATTTAAACGGTGTGTCCCAGAAATGGAAAGAGTCTGGGCGCATACCGAAAAACAATGAGACAGCCGCAAGGTCTAAATACCACTTACAGGCTAGAGCTCTTATCAAAGAGATATTCCCTACCTGTCAGGTTATTGAAGAGGTTGCTGCTCCTATTAGAAAAGGAGAGACACTTTACCTTGACTTTTACCTCCCTCTGCACGATTTATGTATAGAGGTTCATGGTGAACAGCACTACAAATTTGTCCCTCATTATCACGGGAACGTGATGGGCTTCGCAAAGTCCAAAAAGAGAGACAGAGAGAAGGTTGAGTGGTGTGAGAATAATGGAATACAAGTAATAGAATTACCTTATAGTGAGAATGTAGATGAGTGGCGAACAAGAATCAACGAAAGATAACCAACCACAGAAGGTTAGTAAATCAGATGTAGCAAATTGGGATAAGATTCTGGATGAATACGAAACATCCTTAGGTCTGCCCAAATTTCAAAACTCATTCGGCAACGCCGACGCTGAGTTCTTCATGAGTCTGGACAGGAGACAGATTGAGAAACTAGACCCTAAAGACTGTGCTGCTGCTGCCCTTATTCTAAATGAACTTGCGTTGCATGTGCAACGTTCTTACAATAGAGAAATAGCAAGAGTCAACTGGTCTGAAAGTAACATCAAAAGTGTAGTAGCAAATAGAGTGCAACACTATAAAGGCTACTCCTATCAGGAAAGGCTTGAACAGGCAATTAAAGACAATAGTGCCGCCACCAAGCTGAAGAAGATTAATGTATACGCTAAGCAGAGAGCAGATAGGCTTTCTTTCTTAGCTTCTAGCATAAACAACCGAGCAGATATCTTCCTTTCTGTTCAAAGGTCTAAGAGGGTGAACAATGTTTGATTCAGAAACACAAGAAGCACTGGAGCAACTGTCAGAAGAGTCTCTGTTCAAGGTTGCTATGATGATTAAAAAGCTGGCCAAGAAGGGAAATAGACGCAAGCCTGCCCCTCAGCCAGAGCCTGAACAAGGCGTAGCAATTAGAAAAGACAACCCGTCTCAGTTTCATTCAATCCATCAGGATGCGCCTACAAGAGGTGGACAGCCTATGGTTATTCCAGAAACTCGGGTAAATCTCTTTGACAACATGGCCGCCAGAAACGAACATAAGGAAGACAGTGAATTCGACAAGGCGGTTGCGAAATATCCTCCAACCCCAAGAAGTCGTGGCTCAAATTTGGTAAGTGTGGTTTGTTGTGGTTGTGGCAGAAGCGAAGAAGTTTCGGGGGTTCTACTCACAACAGAAGTTGAAAGATATACCTGTAACACATGTCAGGTAAGAGGGAAGAAAAGAAGATAATGAAGAATTTAACCGATGCTTCAGCGGAAAGAGCTGTAATAGCAGGGATTTGTCGGTATGGGGCTGATGCTTATTATGATGTTGCTGACATCATTGGCCCAACAACGTTCACGATTGATTCTAACGCTGTAATCTATAAGTGCCTGAAACACGTTATGGAAGCAGATGATACTTCTGTATTTGACGTTCCTACTGTTTTGTCTGCGGCCAAAGAGGTTGGTGTTGCACATTTCTTTGACAACAGGGACGAGATTAAGCACTTAGATGCTGTCATAAAGTTCCCTGTTCAGATGGACAACGTTCGTAAGTTTGCCGCTAAGATTCGCAAGCTAGAGATTGCACGTCTGCTTGATGCTCAGTTAGACCAGACCAAAGAAAAAATCGGAAATTTAAATGGCGACGAATCTATCAATCATATCTTGGGTCTTGCGGAGGATGCTATCTTCGACTTCGGCTCATTGCTTGGTGGAGGAGATGATGCTCCTGAGATTGTTGGTTCTGACATTGATGACTACATTCAGTATCTCCAAGAGAGTAAGGTAGAACAGATTGGTATCTCTACTGGGTATCCAACGTATGACTTTGCTATTGGTGGAGGCTTGAGACGTGGGACTGTTAATGTTATTGGAGCCAGACCTAAGACAGGTAAGACCTTACTAGCTGACAATATCGGCGTTCATATCGCCGCAGAGCTAAACATTCCTGTGTTGAACTTAGACACGGAAATGGGAATGGAAGACCATAGGCATCGTATCTTGGCTATGTGTAGTGAGGTAGCAATCAATGACATTGAAACAGGTAAGTTCTCAGAAAGCCCAGACCAGTTAAACAGAGTCAGACAAGCCGCTGAGAAGATTAGAAACATTCCTTATTTCCATAAATCTATTGGTGGTATGCCCTTTGAGGAGCAACTGTCTGTTATTAGAAGGTGGATGGCTAAGGAGGTTGGCCTCAACGACGACGGTACAGCTAAAGAATGTGTAATCATTTATGACTATCTGAAGCTTATGTCTGGGGACACAATCACATCAAACATGGCAGAGTTCCAAGTTTTAGGCTTTATGATGACAGGCCTTCACAACTTTGCCCTACGATACAAGGTTCCAATTCTATCTTTCATGCAGTTGAACAGAGATGGAATCAACCGAGAATCTACTGACGTTGCCAGTGGTTCAGACCGTATTATTTGGCTGTGTAGTAACTTTACTATCTACAAGAATAAGTCGGACGAAGAAATGGCAGAAGACGGGCAGGAGAACGGGAACAGAAAACTTGTTCCGATTATTGCGAGACATGGTGCTGGGTTAGAGCCCGGAGACTATATCAATATGAAAATGAAAGGTTGGTGCGCTAAGATTTCCGAAGGAAGGACGGCGCTTGAATTAAGAGAAGAGAATCTTCAAACAGAAGAAGGATTTATTGTAGATGACGGACAAGAAGACAACGAAGAAGTCCCATTCCTCTAAAAAGCTGGATGCGGCTCAACTTGGACAACTGGAACGAGAGTGTATCGTTGACATCAACGAGCTATTCGACACTCTTGGTATAGATAGATATACGTACAGATATAACAGGATTGATATGCCTTGCCCAATTCACGGTGGGGATAACGACTGTGCAGTCAACTTCTATACAGACGGACACACAAGAGCCGGTCATTGGGTGTGCAACACCCATAACTGTCAGGAGACATTCAAGCCTACTCTGCTTGGCTTTGTTCGTGGTGTCCTTTCTCATGAGAGATACGGATGGGAAGGGCGAGGAGACAACATGGAGTCTTTCCCCAACACCATTAACTACCTGATGAAATTCGCTAAGAAAACACTCGACGACCTTGAGGTGGACAGCTCCTCCATAGAAAAACGAAAGTTTCAATCTAAGGTCAATAGCATCTTCCGTAGAAGAAAGAAGATGAAAGCTCAAGTGAACCGACAGACTGTCAGAAGCACTCTTCAGATGCCCTGTGCCTATTATATGGACAGAGGGTATTCTCAGGATGTCTTGGACAAGTATGATGTTGGCATTGGGCAACGGGAAGGGACTCCGATGTACGGGCGAGCTGTTGTCCCTATTTACGATGACAAACACCATTTTATGATTGGTTGTACAGCACGAGCTTTAGACGGTAGTAAACCTAAGTGGATTCACAGTAAAGGGTTTGATGCCGACATGTGCCTTTACAATTATTGGTTTGCAAAAGAACATATAGAGAAAACAGGTGTAGCTATTTTAGTTGAAGGGCCGGGAGATGTCTGGAGACTAGAAGAGAACGGTATTCACAATGCTGTTGCTATGTTTGGAACTTATCTCAGCGATGGGCAAAAGGACTTGCTAGACATGGCTGGAACAATGTCTCTAATCGTACTTACTGACAATGACGAAGCTGGTAAGGCCGGAGCAGAGAAAATTATGAAACAGTGCAATAAAACCTACAGACTTTTCTTCCCGTCAATGGGTGAGGATGGAGACGTAGGAGAAATGAATAAAGACGTTATCACTTCAGACATCAAACCTATTCTTGACCAAGTAATAAGTACGGTAATATAATATGAAAAACAAAATCTTAGCTTTTACAGGACGTAAGCAAAGCGGAAAAAACACCTGTTGCAATGTTATCATCGGTTGGGAAATGCTCAGTCTTAGGTTGACTAGCCACTTCAAGATTTCTCAAGAGGGAGGTCTTTGGGTAAGTGACATTCTGGGTGACCTTAATAATGAGGGAATCTTTGATGTTACCTCAAGAAGCAATGCCGTACAACAGTTCCTTAAGAACAATTTAGACCCATTCGTAAAACTGTATTCATTTGCAGACCCCCTCAAAAGAGTGGTTTGCCATGAGGTTCTAGGTGTGCCATACGAACAGTGCTTTGGTACAGACGAACAGAAGAACATGCCTACTCACCTTGTCTGGGATAAGGTTGACCCCAATAAGACAGGGAATATGACAGCAAGAGAAGTAATGCAATTTGTAGGCACAGACATTTTCAGAAACATATACTCCAACGTCTGGGTAGACGCAACAATTCGCAAGATTCAGGAAGAAACGCCTGAGCTGGCTCTTATTTGCGACTGCCGATTCCCGAATGAAGTTTCAGGAATTCAGGATGCGGGAGGAAAGGTTATCAGGTTGACAAGGAACTCTGGTAGTGATGATTGCCACTCTAGTGAGACAGCGCTGGATGAGGCAAATTACGACTGGTCGAATTTTGATGCTGTTATTGACAACGCTGGAATGAGTTTGGCAGAACAGAACAAAGCTGTTTATGACTTGCTCGCTGAGTGGGGTTGGTTAGAGTTCGACGTGACAGAAGGAACAGAAAAATTATAATTACATATTTCAGGTCTAGCAGCTTCAACTGTCATACCATGTGTCCTCAGCAGTATTTCTGTGAGTACGTATTGGGATGGAGAGGGTCTTCAGGGCTCAAAGCTGACAAAGGGACTATCGTACATAAGTGTTTAGAGGTCTTAGCCCTTGCCAAAAAAGCAAAGCAAGAGGGTAAGAAGTATTTTGTTGATGACATTGCCGGTAAAGTCTGGACAAGTTATTTCGACGTTAATGAGATTGTAGACACTGTGTACCACTACTACTCCAGAGCTTTCAGTCACCATAATTGGATTCCAAAGGATTTCAAGGACTGTAAGGACTGGACATGGAAAGCACTACAGCACAATGACGGTATGTTTGACCCACGAAAGTTAGACATCGTTGATGCTGAGCCTCACTTTGATTTCGAGATTGATGAGCCGTGGGCTGATTATGAGTACGATTTTGAGGGTGAGAAGGTTACTGGTAAGCTCGCTATGAAGGGCACTATTGACCTTATCGTAGACTCTGGAGACGGTGTTTATGAGATTATAGACTGGAAGACTGGTAGGAGGCTGGACTGGGCAACAGGTCAGGAGAAGACCTATGCCAAGCTACAGGTTGACCCCCAGTTGAGAATCTATCACTACGCAGCCTCTAAGTTATATCCAGAAGCCAAGCAGATTATTGTCACTATCTATTTTATTAATGATGGAGGCCCTTTTACAATCTGTTTCGGCCCTGAGGATATTGCGAAGACCAAAGAGGTTGTCAGGAAAAAATTTGAAGAAATTAAACACACACGCATCCCACGTCTAAACAAATCGTGGAAATGTCGTAAGCTTTGCCATCAAGGGAAAACAACCTTTGAAGGAACCCATATAGAGCCGCTCATGAAAGGCAATGGGTACTACATGTCTAAGTGTGAACAGGTTCATCATGAGACTAAACACCATGGAATTGGATGGGTCTCTGAGAACATGCTCAAAGAAGGACATAATGTAACTAAGTATAAAGCACCCGGAAGTATTGAGTAATGGATAGCCCAAACTATCAGACCATAAAGAAGAGATACAACCAACTAATTCAGCTTAAACAAAACCTAATAAAGACAGGAAACGAGCAGGTTGACCTTGACTCTTACCTGATTATGTTAGACTTTAATATAGATATTTTAGCTGACTTCATCAAACTGGTTGATGCTGTCAATTCGGGAGACTCGGAAACAGTCTCTTCTTGGTTCGATAGATTTAGGGTTGAATAAATGTACTTTCCACTTCATGTACACTCTCATTACTCACTTCTGGACGGGCTAAGCAAGCCTTCAGATATTGTCAGTCGCTGTAAGGAAATTGGGGTCGCAGGTAGCGCCCTGACTGACCACGGAAATCTTGCCGGTAGTGTTGCCTTTACTAAAGCTATGAAGAAGGCAGGACTGAAGTCTATTCTTGGGTGTGAGCTATATATCTGCAAAGAACATGCTTCTGTCAAAAAGGGAAACAAGCAACTAAATCACCTTGTTGTTTTGGCAAAGAATCAAGCTGGCTGGAAGAACCTGATTCATATCTCATCGAAGGCTAACGACAAGGACAATTTCTATTATAAACCACGTCTCAGCCTAGAACAGCTGGATGAGTTGGTAGACGGAAACCTTATTGCTTTTAGTGGCCACTTAGGTTCAGACCTAGCAGAAGCCATCTTTGAGGACTACACACCTGAGATGGGTGGAGAAGGACATCCGGCGTACAACGCTCCTACCTACGAAGACGCTAAGCAATTCATTCACCCTGAGTGGATTCAACGATGTACAGACCTTATCAATAAATATGTAGGTATCTTCGGAGAGGGCAACTTCTTTTTAGAGATTCAGCTAATAGACCAAGACCAATCTCCTTGCCAAAAGATAACAGCAGAGGCCTTGAGATACCTTTCTAAAAAGCTTGGGGTTCCTTGTGTGGCAACTCCAGACGCTCACTATGCAAGAAGAGAAGACGCAGAAGACCAGAGAGTTCTTTTGTGTAACCTTCTGGAAACAACTTTCCCTGCTATCAAGACAAAGATGATGAACGGCGAGTACTTTGCCATGTCAACGTTCTTCAAGTCTGATAGCTACCACATACCAAGCTATGAAGAGATGAGAGAGATTCACACAGAAGAAGAACTTGAAAACACTCTCAAGATTGCTGACATGTGTGAAGAATATGAAATCCTGCGTGAGCCGGTTCTACCCCAGTTCCCATGCCCAGATGGACTAACTCCTCCAGAGTACTTGCGACAACTATGCCGTGAGGGATGGGCTGAAAAGATTGCAGACCATGTAGACGAGTCATTGCATCAGGAGTATGCCGACAGAATCAAGCAGGAGCTTGACGTTCTACAAGGAGCAGGTCTTTCTAGTTACTTCCTTATTGTTCGTGACATCGTGGACAAGGTTAGGAGCAAGTCTTGGATTCCGGGGCCCGGAAGAGGAAGTGCTGCTGGTTGCTTGGTTTCGTATTTAATCGGTATTACGTCTATTGACCCAATCAAGTACGGTTTAATTTTTGAAAGATTTTATAATGCCGGACGTAACACTGGTGGCCGTGTCTCCATGCCTGATATTGACATCGACGTACCTGTTTCTAAGAGAGATGAAATTATCTCCTACATTAAAGAGCAGTACGGAGCAGGGCGTGTGGCTCAGATGATTACGTTCCAGACTATGATGGGTCGTGGTGCAATTAAAGACGTTCTACGGGCTTATGGTAGCGTTGCTTTTGAAGAAATGAACCTTATAACCAAGAACATCCCTGACAAAGCTGAGATTGCAGAGGCTCTTCAGGACATGAAAGAAGAGACTGGTACTTCCTCTGTTATTCGGTGGGCTCTAGAGAACGAGCCTGAGAAGTTTAAGGAATGGTGCCAGCTAGATGAAGAAGGAAACCTTCAAGGTAGACTTGCTAAGAGGTTTGAACAGGCCATTAGGCTGGAGGGAACAAAGAGGTCGCAGAGTAAACATGCGGCTGGAGTTGTTATCGCCCCTCTTGAGTTAGATGAAATCTGCCCTATGGTTCTTGATACAAAGGCTAAGGTTCCCGTTGGTGGTCTTGAGATGCAAGACATGGAAGACATTGGAATGATTAAGTTCGATATTTTAGGCATTGCCATGCTTGACAAAATCATGGGAGTCCGAGATATTCTAGAACTAGGAGATGTAAGATGTTAGAAGAAGCAAAGAAATCGCTACACAAAGCTTACGAGTTTGCGCACATTGACGAAGAGAGCTGGGAAAGACTGCTTCACCCTAAGAAGGTTCTTGAAGCCTCTATCCCTATGAGACACGACGATGGTACTCTTGTTATGTACAAGGGCTACAGGTGCCAGTATGACAATACTCTCGGCCCAACCAAAGGCGGTATTCGCTACCATATGTCTGTGGACAGAGAGCATACAGAGCTTCTTGCTTTCTTGATGACTTTCAAGTGTGCTGTCGCTGGCCTCCCTTACGGAGGGGCAAAAGGTGGCATCAAGGTTGACCCAAAGAGCCTGTCTAACAGGGAGCTTGAAAGGTTGAGCAGAGGATACGTTTCTGAGTTCTGTGACTTCATAGGGCCAGATGTAGACATTCCTGCTCCTGACATGGGTACAAGTGAGCGAACAATGGGGTGGATGTACTCCGAATACCAGAGAATTAAAGGTGGAAACCCACGAGGTATTATTACAGGTAAGCCTGTTCCTCTGGGTGGTATCGCTGGACGTAGTTCTGCTACTGGTTATGGTGGGTACTTCACTATGCAATACCTAGAGGAGTTAGTTCCTCAACTGCCAAACGCTAAAGATTACACTGTTGCTGTTCAGGGACAAGGTAATGTTGGTTACTGGTTCACGAAGAAGTGTCATGAACATGGGGTAAATGTGGTTGCTGTCTCGGATGTTGACGGTGGAACGTATAACCCCAATGGTATTGACCCAGACAATGTTCAGGGTGAAAAGATTAGCAATGAAGAGCTTCTTTCCCTTGATGTAGATGTACTTGTTCCAGCCGCTATAGAGAATGTTCTTACGGAAGACAACGCTGACAAGGTTCGTGCTTCGGTAGTTTTAGAGATGGCTAACAATCCAACTAGCATGGCAGCAGACTCTGTTTTGCAGGATAAAGGAATATTGGTTGTTCCTGACATCCTAGCTAACTCGGGAGGCGTGATGGTCTCTTACTTTGAGTGGCTACAGAACAGACACGCAGAGGCTTGGGAGCTTGATAAGGTTAATATGAGATTGCGTGAGAAGATGCGTCGGGCCACTCAAGAGGTCTTGACAAACTCTCTGAAACACAATATACCTATGAGAACCTCAGCATATGCCATTGCATTGAAACGTATTGGGGCCGCAAATGAATGTCTAGGAAACAAGGGATACTTTGAGGGACAATGAAAGAATTAGAAATTTTAAAAAATCAAAATCGTGAGTGTACTAACTGCTCTCTGTGCATGAGCCGGAATCAGGTAGTCACAGGAAAAGGAAACCCCTCTAGTTTTGTCGTTATAGGAGAGGCTCCCGGAGCTGATGAAGACCTACTAGGAGAACCTTTTGTCGGGAGATGCGGAGAACTTTTGACTAAGATGCTTGACGACATAGACATCTCAAGAGATACTATCTATGTAAGCAATACAGTAAAGTGTCGCCCAACGAAGGGGAGAGCCAACAGGCCTCCTACCAAAGAGGAAATCGAGGCATGTAAGGGATGGATTTGGAATGAGCTTAAGCTTATTCAACCAAAAGTCATTGTGACTCTAGGCAAAGCACCTACCTCTCTTCTCCTCAAAATAAAACAGTATAAACTGAAGATGGCCGACGTTGTTGGTATTCCACAGTATGTTGACTACATGGAATCTACTATTATTCCTTGTTATCATCCGTCATACTTGATGCAAACAGGTCGTCATAAAATGGAAGCATCAATGGATGCCCTTAAGAAAGCTAAGGAAATAGGGTACAACAAAAGGTTGTTCTAGGAGTAAATAATGAACCGAAATAAGATTTGCGTATTTGACTTTGAAACAGATGGAACAAATCCACAGACATTGAACCCAGTTCAATTGGCCGCAGTGATTGTTGACCCTCGCAAGCTGGAAGTAATTCCTAATGCAACGTTCAATTCTTTCATTCGTCCTGAAGACTTTGATGACCCGAAGTACTTCGAGAAACACAGAAACACAATCGAATGGCACGCAGGAATAAGAAACTGCTCAGTCGATGAGGTGACGAACCTGTGGAGAAATTCTCCTAGTCAGAAGTCTGTATGGAATGACTTTATTGAGTTCTTAGATAAGTACCACTGTCACGGCAAGAGGAAGAGCAAGTTCTCTGCTCCTATTGCGGCTGGGTATAACATTCTGAACTTTGATATGCCTGTCATCAAGAGAATGGCAAAGGCACACTCAAACAGTAAAGAGATATTCCATCCACGAGACAAGATTGACCTGATGCACTGGATGTTTCAGTGGTTTGAGAACAATGAGAAGGTTACTAGCTACAGCATGGACAACATGCGTGACTTCTTCGGAATGAGCAAGGCTGGTGCCCACGACGCATTGCAGGACGTAATTGATACAGCTAATTTGATGTGCCGGTTTATGAGACTACATCGTATTACGGCCAAGAAAGTAAAATTTGAAGGAGCATTTGGTGTCTAAATATTTGGAATTTTCGTGCGGATGTCGTTTCCCTTTAGCTGGAGGCGACAGAGAGTCTGGGGTTGTCTTTGACCCCTCTATTGAGAACCTTCGTCTTGACTGCCCAAAAACATGGGAACTAATCAGTGAAGGCAATACAAAAGGTTGTTTTCAGTTGGAAAGTAGGCTAGGACAATCTATTGCCCAGAAGACCCGACCAAGCAATATTGGGGAACTGGCTGCGTTGGTTTCTATTATGAGGCCGGGATGTATGGAGGCTGTCGTAGACGGTAAAACTCTTACAGACCACTTTATTGATAGAAAGCACGAACGAGAAGAGGTAGATTGTTTTCACCCCGCACTAGAACCAATCTTAGGCGAAACATACGGAATTCTTGTGTACCAAGAGCAGGCTATGAAGATTGCTCAGGTAATCGCAGGGTTCGACCTTCAAGAAGCAGACATCCTTAGAAAGGCTATCGGTAAGAAGCAAGCCGGAACAATGGCTAAGGTTAAGACTAAGTTTTTGGCAAAGGCTAAGGAACTTGGTATAGTAACCGAGCCACAGGCAGAGGAAATCTTTGGCTGGATTGAAAAATCCCAGAGATATAGTTTCAATAAGTCTCATGCAGTTAGTTACGCTATTAATGCTTATTTATCTGCATACGCCAAGTCTCACTTCAGTCATGAGTTCTTCACTTCTTACTTATACTACTCTAAGGAAAAAGCCAAGCCCCACGAAGAGATTAATGAGCTTATCAACAATGCCAAGTTAATGGACATTGAGGTATGGCCACCAGATTTGAGAATAGGAAATAAACACTTCCTGCTTGATGAAGGAAAGATATACTTCGGGCTATCTGACATCAAAAATGTCGGAGCAAAGGTACTTGATAAGATTAAGGTTGTTACCGAAGAGACAGAGGAAGCTCTAGGTAAACCGATTGCTGAATGGACATGGCTAGAGTTTCTAGCTTTGTTCTCCACGAGAGTGAACACAACAGCAGTAAAATCAATTATCTCTGTGGG